TGTAAAGCATTTTTCAAGTTCGCATCATTCAGAACACCAGTAGCTAAGTTACTACCTGTACCTACACTATCAAGTAATGGATGAATAGCAGAGAAAAATGCTTGACCATCATAAATTGCACTAGCACCAACACCACCAATTTCAGTAGAGAAACCTTGAAGTAAAGGAAGCATTGCATCCTTCTCAACCTTTGCACGACCCGAACGAGCCATAGCTTTAGGCATTTTCTCCATCTGACGGTACTGATCATCGTCATACATTTCACGAGTTACCATGAAACCTTGTGTGAAAGCTTCGTGAATGTACGTTCTTTCTAAGCCTGGGCTAAGAGTCTTGTAAGCTACTGTATCATACTGAGATGTACGTAACTCCCAATCTCCAAATGCACCCATACCCCAATCATGCTCACGTGCTTTGTCCGATGTTTCCATATTATAAATGCGAGAATATTGCTCAGCTAACTCATCATAAGTTTCAAAGAAAATCTTACGAAGACCTGGCTCAAGTAATTGACCAAAATTCTCTTTATTATCACGATCTGTTGGTGTATAGCCATGTGAATTATCAACAGTCGGTTGTACGGGTGTAGCAAGTAATTGTAAATCAAACATAAATTGCTTTTCCATGTAAGTCACCTCTTAATCTATTATTTTTTTTCACGCCATTTTGCATACTCAGTTGGAGACATTTTCATCATACTTGCAACCTTGACCTCTTGTGCAGAGAGTTTTGGTTCATCTGCTACTTTAGGTGCACTACCACCTGGTTGTATAATAGATGTTGTATCTTGATTTAATTGTAACTCTTGTCTAAGTTCTTGTCTAAGTTGTTCCTTGATTGACTCTATATCAACTTGAGGGGGTTCACTAATTGGTGTAACAGGTTTATTTAGCTTTACTAATTGGTATGCATCCTCAAGACCTAAGTTCTTATCATATGCCATTTGTATAACCTCAGTTTCATTAAAATCAGCATATTTAGTTGATAGTTTCTCAATATCACGCTCTAGTAAGAGATCATGATACTTTGACTCCATATCACGCATACGAGAATGCGCAGGGTCAAGTTGCGGTAAATTATACTGTTTACTTAACTGTTTTGCTTGCTCAGGGTCTTGTTGAAGCTGACTGTACACTTCAAGTGCTTGATCTGCTTCTCGCCTGTGTTGCGCAAGTTCTTGAGTCTTCTTTGTATAATCAGATTGTCTTAAATACCCCTTTTGTAACTCATCTAAAGGTACTTCGCCAAACCCTTCGATAGTAATGGTTGTGGGTGCATCTGACTTAACTTCTTCAGGCACGATTGGTACAGCCTCTTTTGTTCCTGTCTCTGTTGGTGTAGGTTGATCTGATCCCTCTTGTTCACCGCTTTGGAGAATAGGCTCAGCTTTACTCGGTTCAGTTTGTGCATCAGCAGGTTGCTCCTTTGTTTGAGAGTCCTTTGTTGCAGTTTCTTTCTCTTCTTTTACCATTGCTCTATAATCATCAATATTCATAATTTCCTCCTTGGAGTTCTTAATTTAAGATTATTCCAACATAATTAGCGTAAGAGTTCTTCTAACTCAGGGTTCAGTGTTAAGAGTGTTTCTAACTCTTCATCAGATAAATCTTCAAGTCCTTCAAGTATATCTTCGGGTAAACCATCTAACCCATTAATACCTTGTTCGGGCATACCTTCACCAATACTAGGTTCATTTTTTCCACTAGCAGGTTTAGCAGGTTTGGCACTTCCCTCACCTGAAGACTCTAACTTTTCAGCATCTTTGTACCCTTCGTTATAAGAGTTATTTTTGATTTGGTCTATTTTTTCATCCTCCGCTTTCTCACGTTCCATTGTATCATGCTCTTCTTCTAACTGTACAATTTTCTTGTTAACATCTTCCAGGGCAGTTGTGAGTTCATCAATCACTTCAAAAGTCTGTTCATCATTCTCGTTAGACTCCTTTGCAAGTCCTTCAAGTGCCTGACTCATCTGTTCAGTCATTTCAACTAATTGATTGATTTGTTCCTCAATTGCTGTTTCCTTTTCTTCCATACGTTCCATAAGAGATGCTTTAACCTCAGAAGGAAGATATTCCACTACTGATTGTCTATCAACTAACGGTTGACCATCAGGCATTTGTGTTTGTGCAAGTCTAATCATGAGATCAAGCATAGCTCCTCTATTAACTGGCATTGTACTACCTGCTAGAATACGAATGTCATAGTCTTGCTCTAACACACGTTTAGTGAAGTTCTTGAAATCATAAGAGCCATCAATCTTGACAGTTCTAATCCAACGATCATCTTTCCAAAACTGCTTCATACGTGAATACCACATCTGAGCCAAATCAGCTAAACTATCTTCCATGAGTTTAACTTTTAATCTGATACGAGCCTGACCCGCTTCTTGAAGTGCAAGCACCCCTTGAGCAGTATAAACGCCAGTTTGACTACCACCCTTAACAGAATTAAATACTCCACTGATTTGTTCAATATCTTGCTTATAAGTTTCAACTGCATTAATCACGTAGTTAGGCATGTTAGGTGGTTGCTCTCTTCTTACCTCGCTACCTTGGTTCTTACGAATAACAAGTCCAGGTCTATTGGTAATCTTACCTTGACCAATACCACTATTCTTATCAATAATCCAAGGCATATTTGCAGTTGCTTTAGCATTATCTAAGATGGCATTATTTAATTCATTCATGTATTTCTGAGGACTTAATAATTGAGCTACCTCACCCTCACCCCAAAACTTACCTGGAATATCATAATCCTTTGTCAGTACAAAAGGGAACTCCTTATCATCATAAGGTACAGCTTTATCTGATAGGATAATTCCTAGTTCGGGACAAAGTGTAATGACACGACCATTAGGGTATTTAAGTTTCTTTGTACCTTTCTCATAATCATGCTCAAAACTAGTATAATCACGTGTCCATACTTCTAGCACTAAAATCTGATTATCAATACGAGCATTCTTATCATTATCATGGACTAGTTCTCCATAATTGATTTGACCACCAGTAAGGTTATCAGCCTTATCAGGAAATAAACGCCTCAATCTCTCTTGATGGCGATACGTAGCATATATGATGTATTCAGCATCTTCAACACTAGTAGCGAGCGGATCAGGAAAGATATTAAAAGGATTAACAGGTACAGCCTTGACATTTTTAGCCTTACTATCCCATGGTAAGAACCAAATACTAGTACCAACAACTAGAGTAGTAATAAGTTCCTGAAATAACTTCTTACTCATCTTCTCTCTATCCCATTCATATAGAAATGCCTGTTGTAAGTCATTAGCAAATTTCATACCATCAGGGTTACGTGGCATAGCTTGAAACTTAGGATCATTGTCTAACATAATAGGTCGTATTGTCTCAATAACAGAGAATACATAATTACTTACTAAGTCAGATTTATAATCAGGTCTAGTTTCATTCTTAAAGTAATCGCCATTGTAAGCGTCCATGTAAGTAGACCATAATTTTGTATATGGTGCTTTCGTAATCATTGAGTCTTTGAATTTAAAATTCCAATAGCTTGCAAGATTTTGTTCTTCATAGTTATCATTCTTTTTAGACATAATAGACCTCCTTTATAATTATTCTGCTACCTCAAGCTTTTCTTCCTTTTCAAATATAGGATCAATAATATCGTGAACAATCATACATTTGTCACGTTCATCTATTGGTATTTCAGGGGTGTAATATTCTCCCTTACCTTCCAATAATAATTGTAACATAATTGCTAGAGCCATGACAGTATCATCATGACAACCACTTTGAGCATTCGTCTTACCATTGTCCTCAATGACATAAGAAAGCATCTCACTTATAATGAGGTCACTATATATACCTAAGTGATACTCACGAACAAACTCTGCAAGCTTATCAATCATGAGTGGTTTTGTCTTAATTGTTGTCTGCCAACCTAAACGTTTTGTTACTTCATCACTGAACTTGTCATAGGACTTACTGTGAAATAAATTCCAATACTCTAACTTCTTAATTGTATTCAGCGTTGTCAAACCATGATTATTACTCTCTACGCCAAGGTACGCATAGTTATAATACCGACCTAACTTCACCAATTCATTACCAAAAAGGTCAGGGTCAATGTGACCATGCCACATAGCAACAACATCAAAACTACTATTACCCACAGTGCCACACGAATAATCTCCGCTAGAAAGACCCTCAGCAACGTCACCACCAATTGAATATTCTTCACCAGGTATAGGTTCTTTCCAAATTGAAATGTAGCCTTTCTCATCTTCAAGAAATTCAACCTTATCATCCTTTTCTATTAAGTAGCCACGTGTAATACAAGGCTTTGTAATAGTTTGATACTTACGTAAGGACTGTACTGAGAATTTAGGTCTACCAGAACTAATAAAACTCTCTTCAGGTGTACATGGATATTCTTGCATAAACAATATCTCATCACCTTGGCACTTATTCGACATTGTGTGTCTTCGCCAGTTTAACTGTTCAAAGCTTAATTCATGTTTAAGCATAAGATCATGCTCATAAGTATAGATAGGTCTACCTTCTCTATCACTTGATACGAGCATAACTTCTTCAATAAATTGAGTTTTCTCACCATCTGTACGGAAGTCTCTTGTATACTCATCTTGGATAAACCAAGGTAAGAACACTGTTGTAAATTCATTCTCTCCACGCTCAGCTTTCATCCACATATCATGAAACCAATCACCCACACCATTGGCAGTAGACTCCATAACAACCATTGTATTAGGTTGCTCAGGAACGGATTGTAATAGACCTAACATAGTCGTTTTCGCATCAGGAAAAAACGCTACCTCAGATGCATGTATGTTATGGTATGTCGCACTTCTACCTACCTCTCCGCTA